GTAACCATATCCGCAAATTTTTTAATTTGTGCAGGCACTTTTTCTCCAGCGCTATCAAAATAAAAAATAGTACCTTTCTTTATATTTACAAACAACGAGACCCAATGTGACCCACCTTTATCATGTGTGTCTAAGTTAAATATAACACCAATTTTTGTTTTTCCCTTTTTAATTTGCTTTTCTAAACTAAAATGACATAATTCTTCCCACACACATTCACCCTGCAATAAATGTGTGTCATAATCGATTGGACTTGGACCTAAAAAATCAAAACATTTATACTTCTTTTCATACTGATTCATAACTTTAATGATGTCAATACTAGATAACCATTCATTTGGGTTCAGTTTCCATTTTTCAGGACTTTCCGGAGCAAATGCTTCTAATAATTCCTTTTCCATTTTAGTATTTTTTGTCATTTGTCTTACCCAGCAAGATTCTTTATTACATACTGTTGAATTATATGTTTTCAGTTGTTCCCAAATTTGCTTTGGGTCTTTTGACACAATTTTTTTATCTGGATGCCTAGCATTCCACATATTACTTAAATTATTTAGGTCATCATCAGTATAACAAGTATAGTCCTTACCTTTATTTTCTGGACTACAATTTAATTTTACAAACTTATCATGCGCTTTTACCGTTTTGTTTTTGCCACCACCTCTTTTGAGACTTTTTGTTTTATCATGTTTAGTTTTAACCCGTTTAGTTCTTGTTTTTTTATTGTATCTCTGACCCATTATATATTTTACGTATATTTTCTTTTTATTCCTAAAATATTACATGTGTTCCTTTTGTCTAGGCATAATTTTATTTTGTTTATTATTTTGTTTAACAGATTGAAACCAATCTAACGGTAACTTTTGTAAATCTTCTACACCAGTTGAATTACTTGTTTTTTTATTTATTTTTTTTCTTACAATTAATGTTGATTGTAGTTTGAACCTATCATCAATTGTTTTTTTAATAGTCTGAACTTCTTCGTCTTCATCTGCTTCATCTTCATCTTCATCATCTTCATCTTCATCATCTTCATCTTCATCTTCATCTGCTTCTTCGCCTTCTTCTTCGCCTTCTTCTTCGCCTTCTTCTTCGCGATAATTACCGTTTGCAATATCCCGTTCTTCTCTTTCGTAGTCTATGTCGTCTTTAATAATATCTTCATCGTTATTAAATCTATTTTTTTCTAAACATTCATTATTATCAATCGCCTTAAAATAATATACGCATTTATCAAAGAAATAATCGAACGCGATATTTACTTCTTGTAACACATTGTCTACAGGCTTATCAACTAACAAATCTTCAAATAACTTTTTAACCCTATCCCCATAAATATCCTTATTCGTTTTTTTTGTACTCTCAGTATTTTCCTTCAAATGTTTATTTAGTTTTTGAAGCTGTGTTTTACTAATTAAACAATTTAAAGTAAGTTGATTTACAAAATCATCCGACATTTTTGTTTTATTTAAATAATTTTTTTACTTAAATAAAACGCACAAAACTGGTTATTTTGTAGTTGTTGATTTATTCGTTGCCGTTAAATCCTTTACCTGTTGTCTTGTAGCATTATTAAATAATGCGTATCCAATTGTGTTTGGATTAGGATTAGGATTTACAGGACTAAAATTTTCCGTTTTAAATAATTCAGGAAATGGCTGAACTTGTGCAATTGTATTTTTCCATTTATTTTCGTACAAATCACTTTTGCTAGATGGGACATATACGGCCTCGCTACAACTCTGTAGAGCATATATTTGATTTCTTAATTCAGATTCGTGATTTACATTCGCAGAGTATCCAGACCATGGAGCAAAATCATTGCCTGGATTAAATGTTTTTTCCGGTATATACGTAGCAAATTGGTTCATCGGTGTTGAAATCTGTTTTCTAGGGTCGACAATAGGCATAATAGAATATTTCGTTTGTACGGGCCGTGCGTCTAAATATGGCTGTAACGGTTGTGATGGTATGTTTCTCTCATATGTTCTTTGATATACTGTTTGTTGTCTTTGTGAAGTAGGTTGGTCGATATAATTGTATATGCTCATTGATATAATATAATAATAATATATTTATATTATAATTATAAATATTTCTATTCTAAAATACTTATAACATTTTAATAATATTTAATTTTATTCATTATATATATATGTTTTTTGAAGATATTCATAACTTTCAAAATAAAGCATATAGTATTGTTGTCTACGTGACATGGATACTTTATATTTCTATAATTTTGGGGTTGTCCGCAAATGCACCACAATATTTAGATGATTTACAATACTATGTTAAAATGTATGTTAGTTTGTTTTTGATTATTCGTTTTAATCCTTTTAGAAAAGTGCGTTTTACAGAATTAGATGGCAGAATAGCATTTAGTGCTGGTGTCTTTTTATTAGCTACTACTGCGATTAATACTGTTGTACAAACATATTTGAACAGAGCAAAACAGCTATTTTTTTAAAATAAATACTTATATTATATAAGTATGAGTAATAAGGATTTTGTTAGTATTTTGAAATATTATAAGTTACCAGTACCCAAGTCTAAAAAGACTATAAGAAAAAAAGCGTCCACACTTATGGCTTCAAAATTATGTGGATGTATCAAAAAAGTGGGACCAGATGAGGGCAAATCTATCGGTATATGTACTAGAACTATATTTAATAATAAGGGTTACACTCGTGGCAAATTTAAATGTAAAAAACAGCGGTTTGTTCAGTTTAAGAAAACACAAAAAAATATTTAATTTTCATCGTCTTCAGAATCTTCGTTTTCTTCTTCTTTTTCAAGATGGTCTAATGCGCTCAGTATTACTTGCTCCTGAGCCGTTAACTTTTGGAATATTAAACATTCATCCATTTTAAATGTATAATGTCGATGCATAAAATTTTTACAAACAATTACGACACCATCATCTGTTATTTTTATTTCACAAATTATACCCGAATAATTTAATGGCAAATATGATGGGTCTTTTAGAGGGATCCACTTAACAAATGAACCATGCTTTAAATCCGTGATTTCGTCCACATATCTATATCCGTTTAGTTTTTTTAGATATGTTAGGGTTGTTTCCTTGTCTAAATGTAATTCTTTAATTATATCTAAATTCATCTCCATTATTTTCCTTGTTGTTAAATTCATTATGCTTTCATTTTTATCATTGTCTAACGCATACATTAAATTATTTACGTTCAACATTTTAGTTTCATTCATTAATAATATACCATTATATATTTTTAACTATTTATAAAAAATATATAAAGATTTGTACTGTATACTTATATGAGCCATATATTTCATTATTTCAAAAATCTACCGAAGATCCATGTTAAAACATGTAGTCCTTTGAATACTTACCAACCACCAAAAGCACTACCAAAGGAACCTCCGCCAACAGCGTTTGCTGCGACTGGTCCATCAGAAAAACCCTCTACTCCAGGTGTAGCCGCTCCTACTAAAGGTGTTGTATCTTGTTGATGCATGCTATTATAATCTGGGAACTGTTGAGTTGGTTGTCCAGTTGGTAAAGAGCTTATTGATGTTGTTCCTAATGACTGAATCATTGCAGATTGGTTCATCGATTGGTTTTGTGATATAGGTTGCGATACCTTTACATTTCCCTTTTTCCCATTTTTTCCATTCTTGGTGTCCTTTGGTCCCTCCCATAATTCCATAATACGGTCCACTAATATAGACACCTTTTCTCCCAATTTTGTCTGTAGACTTAAAATTATCACCAACATCGCTAAAACTATACTTGTAACATTGAAGTCTGCGTATTTTTCTCCACTATATGACGGAACAAATGTTATCATTCTATGAATGAGCAAAATACCTAAAAACATTATTACTATTTGTCCTAAAATTTCAGCCGTAATTTCTACACTACCCTTTTCATCATCCGCTTCAGGAACATATTTTTGCATAAGTTTATTTAAAACGATAACCGGAATTACTGCTAAAACCGCGTACTGAATTATATTTAACATTTCGGATTTAGATTCATCGTTAAAATTAAATACATGTTTAAAAAAACTAGGTTTCCCACTTGTTTTTGATAATTCATCCAAACCATCCATATCTCTATAGGGTATATTTAGAAATTAAAATGTGATATTATAATTATTTAAAGAGTGCTCTAAATAATTATATAATGGATATTATTGAAGAACTATACAGTAACTTAGTTGTACATAAAAACGATTTGGATATATTAATGAATGATCCTTATACAAATGACAATACCTCTAAAGTGTCATATAATATGTTTAAATCCCGTGTTAATCATGAAGAATATCAGTACTTAAATCTTATTGAAAATATTCTTGAAAATGGCGTTTGGGAAGAGGGTCGTAACGGAAAAACCAAGAGTGTATTCGGTTATTCCATGCGATTCTCTCTAAAGGACGGCAAAATCCCTATTTTAACTACTAAAAAGACCGCCTGGAAGACTTGTCTAAAAGAACTGTTGTGGTTTATTCGCGGACAAACAGACAATAAAATTTTGAAGGCACAAGGCGTCCATATTTGGGATGCGAATGGCTCCAGAGAGTTTTTAGATAGCCGAGGTTTAAATCATTATCAGGAAGACATCTTGGGACCGATTTATTCAGCACAATGGCGTCATTTTAATGCTGAATATAATGCGGCTGATGGAACTGCAGCAACCGAAGGTGTTGACCAATTGCAACAAATTATTGATGCGTTAAAAGATCCTGTGCAACGCACTAGTCGACGCCTTGTTATGTCAGCTTGGAATCCTTGTCAGTTAGACCAAATGGCTTTACCGCCTTGCCATATTTTGTGCCAATTTAACGTACATGATGGGAACAAATTATCGTGTATGATGGTCCAACGCAGTGTTGACACCGTATTAGGTTTGCCATTCAATATCGCGTCATATTCATTTTTAACACATTTATTGGCAAAACATTGTGGATTAGAAGCATATGAGTTTGTTCATTTTATGGGGAATGTTCATCTATATGAGAATGCTATAGACGCTGCTAGATTACAAATTACAAGAGAACCTTTTCCGTTTCCAACTGTAACAATTAAAGAAATTAGAGAGAATATTAATGATTATCAAGTTGAAGATTTTGTTATTAATAATTATTGTAGTCACGAATCTATTAAGGTTGCGATGGTTGCATAGTTGCGTATTTATAACTATCAAATTTTGGGTTTTTTGAATTGAGACGCCACAAAATAGTTGGAACAGGAATAATTAATTGTCGTGATGCTTCAGTAATAGAAATATAAAAAACCTCATCTATTGTAATTTCTTTATTATTATGAGGTATATTTCCTATATTTTTTTCACGTATTTTTTGTATTGTTTCTTCTGTATGATGTTTTCCAAAAAATGGATTTTTTTCTCCAGTATTTTTATTTTTTCTTATTTCAGAAAGTTTTTGTTTTGTTTCTTCTGTATGTTTATGACCTTTAAAATTTATATTACCCTTTTTTAAAATAGCATTATTTTTTCTTACTTCTTCTGTATGTGTTTTACCATACATTCCATTTTTGTCTCCAAATTTTCCGTATTTTTGACTTCTCTCTTCTGGAGTCATTTTTCTCAATGTTTCATTTTGAGATTTTAATATTTTTTCTCTAATAGCTTCTTTGTCAGGATGATGTGTCAAGAGGTCACCTCCACTGTTATTATAATTTAAGTTATAAAGCATACTGCGAATAGTTAAATCAGTTAAATATTGTAGTTCAATTTCTTTGGCTTCTTCTTCTGTATCACATATATGTATTATGTCATATTGAAATTTATCTTCCCCATCTAAATTATAAGCTCTTTGTAAAAATATATTGTCATGACAATTTTGTTTAAGTTTGCGGCGATGATTAGTAAATCTTCTATTTATATTTGTTGAATATCCAATATAATATCTACCTGATAATAAATTAGATATTTTATATACTCCAATAATGTGGTTATTAGTTTCTTCCATTTATATATTATAAGAAAAAAATTTAAGTAATTTTTTATATAATTAATTTATTATTTTTTTCTAAATACATTGACTTTCTAATTTTTCTTTTCTTTTTTGATATGCTATTCTATTATATTCTTTTCTTTTTTCCTTATCAATAATAGGGTTATAATTATTTTTTTCTTTGTATTCTTTTACCTTTTTAATAATTTCTTCTTTATGATTTTGGTAATATTTTTTCATATTAGATGGAGCAGTATATTTTTTAAGATGTTCTTTCGTCTCAATTAATTCATTTTTTGTTTTATCGAGTTCTTCTTTTAGTAAATTTATTTGTTTAATAAGTTCTTCGTTATCCATTAAGGTAATACAATAATTTATTTTTAATACATTTATATTTTCATTTTCATTTTAAGGGTAATTGTCATATTTATGAGGAACATATTGAAGGTGCAAAAATGCAACTTACAAGAGAACCTTATCCTTTTCCAACTGTAACGATTCAAGAAATTAGAGAGAATATTAATGATTATCAAGTTGAAGATTTTGTTATTAACAATTACCAGCATCATCCACAGATAAAATTTCAGATGGTTGCATAAAACATATTATTTATTTATTATATATATATATATATGTATAATTTTAAGCGAGATTGGCGAAAAAGACAGTACACAGATTGGCTCAATAGTGGAGGACTACCAGATTATAACGTAGAGACGTTACATTTGAACAATGACAATGACATAACAAATTTATCAGATAATATTAATAACTTACCAAACTTAAAAGAAATTAATCTATCAAGAACTCCCATAACCCAATTACCTTCAAGTATTGGACAATTAAACAATTTAGAAGAATTATATTTACAACACAGTGGTATAGAATCATTGCCAGAAGAACTAAAGAATATTACACGTCCAATAAAGATAGTAGCTTATGGTACACCTCTTTCACGTAACCCAAATTCTGGATTACAAAATTGGCCACCTAATTTTTATATTTATTTAAGATCAGCGTTAGACCAAACAATGCTATCATCAATTCAACAACTGCAACAAATGTACCCGAACAACCAAGAACAAATACGAAAAACAAGTGTACAAATAAATCGTGATACGATACCATACTATGATACTAAATATAGTTTTCTAAATAAATTGAATAAAAGGCATTCGGATATTTTTGAAGGTAAAGGAGGAAGAAAAAGAAGAACTAATAAGAGAAGAACTAATAAGAGAAGAACTAGACGAGTTAGCAGAACAAAACGACGTTAAAAATACATAATTTTAAATAATCAACTA